CGCTAACACATGCATCGGGTGGCAAGCGGGTGAGGTGCTCACCACGGGTGCGGACAACATTTTCGTCGGGACGACCACCGCAAAATCTCTGACCACGGGGTCGGACAATATAGTCATCGGCGCAAACGATGCAGGTGAAAACCTCGTCAGCGGCACCCACAATACGATTGTAGGAAGTACAGCAGGGAAGGCAACAGCAACAAATATCGGATGCACGATACTTGGATTTAGCGCCAATCCATCAAGCAATAGCGTATCGCACGAAATAACGCTGGGAAGTAGCAGCGTTGGCGCGCTGCGTTGCCAAGTAACGAGCATCACAGCTCTGTCTGATCGTCGCGATAAAACAGATATTGTGCCGCTTGAACTTGGCCTTGATTTTATCAACTCCTTAAATCCTGTAAAATTTACGTGGAACATGCGCGACGGCGGCAAGGTCGGTCAGCAGGAAGCTGGATTTATCGCGCAGGAGCTTGACGAGGCTCAGATCGCAGCCGGTGCTGAGGACTACTTGGATATTGTGCTGAAAGAAAATTCTGAAAAATTGGAAGCCGCACCCGGCAAGCTGATCCCGGTTCTGGTCAAGGCAATTCAAGATTTGTCAGCAGAGGTCGCTGCCCTGAAGGAGCAAGTCAATGGATGATTTTACGCCCGAAGAAATTGCGCGGCACTACACATCCGCGATGGATAGCCTCGCACTGCTTGATGCGGTCGCCGCTGATCCTGACGCATACGCAGACGATCCGACGGTTGTCGCAAGAAACGTGGAGCATCTGAAAATTGTAGTCGGCTGGGATTTTTGGACGGACGAAGATTTAACGCCGTTTCATGCTGCTATCGCAGCAGGGAGTGAATAATGCCCCTAACAAAAGTGACATCTGGCGTTCGCACCATTGCCACCAGCGAAGTCGTGACAGCAAGCATTGCGGACGACGCCATCACGCTGGCGAAAATGGCACCCGGCACAGACGGCAACCTCATCACCTACGACGCTTCGGGCAACCCAGCGCACGTCTCCACCGGCACCAGCGGGCAGGTGCTCACGTCTCAGGGCGCAGGCGCTGCGCCAGTATTCGCAACGCTTGCAAGTGGACTGCCAGCCGCAACATTCACGAGCAGCGAACAGACTGTCGCGGTCGACACGGTTCTGGATGTTCCGCATGGTCTGGGTGCTATCCCATCGCTCGTTCAGGTTCGGCTGCGATGCAAGACCGCCGACGTGGGATATGCGGTTAATGACGAGATCGTCGTTTCGTCTGGCCCAGTCGATCTGGTCAACGACAGAGGCTGGACAGTCCAGACCGACGCAACAAACGTGACGATATTACAAGGCACCGGGATTCCGGTGATAAACCAAACAACCCTAAACGGATCGAACATCACAGTCGGAAGCTGGCGCTGGATCGTCAAAGCTTGGTCATAGCGCGATGCGAAGCGCCGCTCTTGTCATCGCCGCGTGTCTGCTGACAACACCGCTGTCTGCGCAGCAGGGAGTTGTGTGCGTGCCGGACCGGGCTGCGGCTGACGAGGCATCCAGAAACGCAGGCGAAGAATTGGCTTGGGTCGGAAAAACAAGCGGGGACACAATTATGCTCTTTTACCTTGGGCGCGAAACATGGTCTGTATTCTTCCAGCGGCCAGACGGGCAGTGGTGTACCGCGCCGACGATGGTAGGGAAAATTCGCAGGGCGGACCCCGCATAATGGATATTAACAAAGACATAATTGACGCGGCTAGTCTTGCGCTCGTTATCGGAACTCTCGCTGAATGGTTGCCGCCCGTCGCTGCGGCGATCAGCATCTTGTGGACGTGCCTTCGCATCTACGGTTGGTGGAAAGACCGGTAACTATGGACGGCGCGATTGATCTCCGCCTCATCATTACGTTGGGCGGCATCTTGTTCAGCGTGGCTGGGGCTGCGGCTGTCGGTAAAATTCAGATCAAGGTTATTCAGGAAACCTTGAATGACATTGAGTCCCGCTTGCGGAAGATCGACCAACGCATTGACCATTTAGAAAACGGCGAAGCTGTTGTAAAGCAGCGACTTGATATTCTTGCCAAATTAAACAGCCCAGAAAACCTGCGCCGAGATCATATGCAAGTAGCGAGCATTCTGGCTGATATCTCTTATCTCAAATCTGAATCAGAGCGGATACATAAGATCCACAACGGAGTACATCCGCCTGTGTCTAACGAGAGGAAGGCCACATGAGCTTGAACATTCAGTCGATTATCAGCGCTCTTGCACCGATCTTGTTTGCTGCGGTGGGCTATTTGATTATATCGCTCAACGAGCTTGAGAACCGTATCCAAAAAACCGAAGGCTACCTGATGCTTCTCGTGACGCCGCAGGGTGAGATTGTGGCATCGCCCGCGAACAGCATAGCGCGTCAGAAGCTGCGCGAAGACTTTATGGTTTATGTTCACGATCACGAAGTGCGACTGAAACTAATGGAGGCGCAGAAATGATTGGTGCGATGCCGCCGGTAGTGTCTACTAAAGTAAAACTTTTGGTGGAGAAATTTTCAGAGGCTTGGGCGGCGTGTATGATTTGCATGGTCCAAGGGGATGTCACAGTGCTGACAATCAGCCACACGGTAACTGCCTCAAAAACTGGTGCCATTGCCGGTATGGGTTGTGTGGTCGCAAGTTGTGTATCAAGCAAACGCAACAAAACAACGGACGCGCTATTGACCGGAGCGGTTACGATGGCCGCAGATTTTGCGATTCACCCAACACATTTCGGGCCGCAACTGGCTGAAGCGGCGCTCACTGGTATCGTGGCGGCGTGTCTTTGTTATTTAATTTCGGTTAAGGTGGTGAAAAAATGATCGGCGCGTTACTCCCGGCGGTACTACCGCTAGTCAAAGATGTGATTGGCTCCTTCCTGCCGGAAGACCCTAAGAAGCGTGCTGAAGCAGAGCGCAAGATTGAGGCGCAACTGACAGAGCATTTGGCGAAGATCGACATCGCGCAGCTTGATATCAATAAGACAGAAGCGGCGCACCGTAGTATCTTTGTGGCTGGATGGCGTCCGTTCATCGGCTGGTCATGCGGCGTTGCATTGGCTTGGAACTACATCGCACAGCCTGTTCTGGTTTTCACGCTGGCACAGACAGGCAACCTTGTTGATCTGCCCGCTCTCGATATGTCGCAAATGATGCCTGTCCTTATGGGTATGCTCGGGTTGGGCGGCTTGCGAACATTCGAAAAGTACAAATCGGTGAGTAAGTAATGTCGCGCAACGCAATCGGACTCAGCACATACTCTGAGGTCAAGGTCAAGAAGCGCACCAGCATTGGCGCATCGTCGCACAGCAAGCCGAAGAACAAGCGCAAGCGCCGGTCGTGGAAAAAGTATCGGGGGCAAGGCAAATGATTGAGCAGCTAAAGGCAGAGATCGAGGCCGACGAGGGACGGGTCACTGCCGTATACGCGGACCATCTCGGCTATAAGACTGCCGGGGTTGGTCACCTGCTGCGAGATGGCATTGATCCAGAACACGAATGGCCTATCGGCGCACCTGTATCACAGGAGCGGGTAAACGAATGGTTCGATGAGGACATCAAGAACGTCGTCAACGAGACGACGTGGCACTTTGACGATTGGGACGGCCTGCCAGAAGAGGTGCAACTTATCTGCTGCAATATGATGTTTAATCTTGGAGGCCCGCGCTTCTCGGGGTTTAAGAAGTTCATCGCCGCCGTTGAGCGACACGATTGGGCCGACGCCGCGCTTGAAATGAAAGACAGCAGGTGGCACCGGCAGGTGCAGAACCGAAGCAGCCGCCTAATCGAACGGATGCTGGCCGTCTAATGCCGCAGCAAGCTATATCCAAAGCAGAGGCGGAGCGTAGGATCGCTCTTGTTGAGGAAATGTTAAGGGCCGGTCACCCTCCAAAGGGGACGCCTCCTAGAGCTGGGCAAATTGGTGCTATACGCGCTGCCGGTTTGGCGGATGGCGCAAGCCAAGGCGCGGCGGGCAGCCGCTATCAGGTAGCCGTTGACCTAATCGGTCGAGAGGCAGACTGGTCATTGTGGGCAAAGCCAGAGCCGGAGGGACGCGGCACGTTTGAAGGTGACTCACCTGATGGGTACAACATCAAGGGTCGGTCTACATATTACGACGCTGATGGCAAAATACGCGGCGAGTGGGTCAAAACTACCATCGAGCAAGAGCGGCAGGAAGCCATGCTCCGCGAGGCCATTCAAGGAATGGTTGACGCGCTTCCCAAAGCAAAGCCGACTAAGGGTCCGAGCCAAGGCGCAAGAAATTTGCTGGCGTGCTATAACGTGTCCGACCACCATTTCGGTATGCTGTCTATGCAGGAAGAAACCGGCGAGGATTATAATCTAGACATTGCTGAGAAGCTGCTGGTCGGTGCGTTTGACCACCTAATCAAGGCAGCACCGCCATGCGGGCAGGCGCTCGTTACGCTGATGGGCGACCTGCTGCACTACGACAGTTTTGTTCCAGAGACACCGGCCAGCCGCAACGTGCTGGACGCAGACGGGCGCTACCCGCAGATGGTTCGGGCTGCCGTGCGGTCCACGCGATACCTGATCAAGGCTGCGCTGACACGCCACGAAAATGTCCACGTCATTGTAGAGCGCGGAAACCACGACCCCTCGTCAAGCATCTTCCTTATGGAGGCGCTATCGAACATCTACGAAGCCGAGCAGCGAGTGAGCATCGACACATCCCCGGCTAAGTTTCATTACCATCGCTTCGGAAATAACCTAATCGGCATCCACCACGGCGACACGGTGAAGATGAAAGACCTGCCGCTTTTGATGGCCCATGACCGGGCAACCGATTGGGGAGAGACTGAACATCGGTTCTGGTGGACCGGACACGTCCATCACGACGCGACGCAGGAGTTCCCCGGCGTAAAATGCGAGAGCTTTCGTGTGCTGGCAGCAAAGGATGCGTGGCACAGTGAGAAGGGCTACCGAAGCAAGCGTGACATGAAGGCGATTGTGCTGCACCGCGAGTACGGCGAGGTGGCAAGGCACACATTCAACCCGGATATGCTGTAACAAAAAAGCGGCATCAGGAACGACTAAAGATGCAAAGCAAAAAAATGAGTTTTATCGAGGCGAAAACTAATGCGGTCGTCGGGCTGCTGGTGTCTTGGCTATTCACCTTTTTGTGCTTGCCGCTGTTTGGGCTTGAGCCGTCGGTGATCGACGCGACGTGGAT